CATGTCTTTATAAAATTGCGCCCGTTCTGCTGGGTCAGTAGGAATGCGAAGTTTTAGCACGACCTCTCTGTGCAAATCCGCAACGCGAAGCGTAAGGTCTTGCACGGGAATGTATTTCCCGATGATCGCAAAATTTGTTTTGTACAGGTATTTGGGAATCGGACTGTCTGGCTGGTAGGCAAATCCTTGCCCTTCGTCTGGCGTTCCAAGCGGGATTGTGATTGTTTGGTCTGATGGCGTTGTGCCAAAGTTTAACTTTGATACTTCCGCATTAAGGATTTCTAGCATCTCCTTGAGAAGCACCGTGTTCATATCCCATTGAGCCTTCTCGGTAATTGCAGATGTGCGAAGGTTAATCTGCTCGCCCAATTCTTCAACAATGTCGGAGACAAGGCGGGATGTGCTTCCGCCGATACCCTTTGCTTCGTCCATGAGAACGGCGCGGATAATGGACTGCCGCACTGCTGGCGGAAGCGCCTTCCATTTCTTTGGATCAAAGACTAGCCTTGAGTTTCCCCATGGTGGAGCAAGCGCGTGATTCGGCTCAATGCCAAACGCGCCGTCGTCAGTGCGGAGTAGGCGCACCCAGAAATCCCTTTGGTTATCGCGGCTCTCAAAATCTGATGCAACAAGTTCGCCCAGTTGCTCTGCGCTTAGTTTGCTAATTGACTCATCTGTCGCAATGATCAGCGGTGTTGGCAACTCAGCAATGATTTTTCGGTCTGGGTCAATAAGAACTTTCTTTTTGTTTTTGAGTGGCTTTTTGCGCTTTCCTTCTCCACGCGCATCTGCAAGCCAGACTTGGAAGTTTTCTGCGTCAACAGAAAGACGCGGCTCGTGGGTTGCTGCGCTTGGGATTGGCTTTAACAGTTCCCTGCGCTCTACCGTGTTAAGAATCTTTGAAGCAAACCGAACAAACGACAGCAAACTAGATGGCTGCGTGCGCGCCCTTACCATTCCAGTTAGGTTAAAGATTTGCTGAATGCCTGAGAGAACAGAAAGTGGCGTTGCTCCACGATTCACCGTCATCGGCTGCTGGGGGGCTGTCGCGTCTGGTGATCCACTCAATGCTGGGGTCGTTCCGCTCTGCTCCACAAAGAATGTGTCAATCATTGCGTCTGATGGGTCATAGCCAATGTCGTAATCAAAGCCGTTTGGTGGAATTTCTGGCGCATACGAGAATGCTTCACCGCCACCACCCCCAGTAGCAGTGCCAACCATGCCGCCTTCCTGCATCATTGCAAGCATGTCGCCAAATGTTCCATCGTCGGGCATCGCTCCAAGGCGATCTGCAATCTCTGGCGGGAAGGATGGAACAACCATGCAGCGGCAATTGACTGCGTGCTTGGCTGGGAGGCTAGGGTCTTTCGGGAACTGGGCTGTGTACTCGCCCACCATGAATGATTCGTTGATCGGAATAATCGTTCCATCCAGCGCGGCATGCTCTGGGCGCGTTCTGTGGTCGCCTACCGCAATCCACTCTTTGTACATGACTCCGTTTGCGTCCAGCATGTAGGAACGCTGGTCTCGCGACAGTCCATAAGGATTCGCTGCCAGCGCCTGAATGCCGCTCATGGCGGCGATGTTGCTGACGCGACCAAATTCTGTGCGCACAATGGCTTCGGCTCGCACCGCAGCAGTAGGGAATGCGCCAATCGGCGTTGCCACAGAAGTCAACCGTGCCATGCTCTCTGCTGGCGTAGTCAATGCCAACGAGTTCCTGACGATTTCTGCCTGAACAGCCTTCTTCAGCGTTCCGACCTGATCAGCAATCAGTTCTGGCACAAACGAAACGGCAATGTCTACTGAGCGAGCGTCAATCGCGACTAGCCCACGACCCTGCTCTGCGCTACGACCAATTTCTGGGCGTGCGGAGTTTGTAGACCTTGTTAGTTTGGAAACTGCCTTTGTGACCTCTGCGTTAATTTTGTCGGTTTGCTGCTGGGGCATGCCCTTGGACAGAATCTTGACTTCCTCGGCTGCTGCCCGCGCAATGGTGAGCAGTTTGCTGCGGAGTTCACCGTCAAGTCGCTCCAGTGCTGCAATTTGCTGCTGTGCGCGGCGAACGCGCCACTCAGGGGCTTGATTCGCCTGAATGTCCACCAGAATGGCTGCGACCTCTGTTTGCGCTGCGTTGATGGCTGTTTGGATCTTTGCGACTGCATCCGACTCAAGGGTGATTTGGTTCTGTGCGCGACGCAAAAGCGACTCTGCCCATCGGGAGCGAGCCTTAGATGTTTGCCAATTCTGGCGCTGGTCTTCAGTCTGGCTAGGCAAGGATGGTTACTCCCCTTGCGGTTCTGGCGTTTCCTGTGGTTCTGGCGCTTCCTTCGGATCTGGCGAGCCGTCGTTCTGCGCTGGCTTTGCTGGCACACCCTTTTTAGCCTGTTGGGGCTGCGTTTGATTGAAAATGGTGGCTAGGCTTGGCTGCTGGCTTGCCGCCTCTTCTGCCGCCTTCTCAGACTCCTCTTCAATCATTTCCAGTTCCTTGTCAGGCTCCAATTCAATGCCCAACTGCCCAGTGATGCTCAAGAAGACCTTTCGCGCAGAGTCTTCCGAAATAAACTTGGCATCCTTGGCTGCTGCAAGCGCGCCCATCAGTTGTGGCAGTGCGGCTGCAATTCCCTTGGTGTCTTCCACGCTTGGGTCTGGCAGGATCACCGTCACTGTGCGATCTACGCCCTTTGGCAGTCGCCCTGCTGAGATCGCCTTAGCAATCACATACTGGGCGATGTCTTCAAACACTGAGCCAACAAGTCGCTGGCGTGCTGTGAGCATGCGGTAGGTCGGGTCGCCCTGTGCTGCGAGTGTGGCGCGGTTCGCTGAGTCGCCATCTGCAAACCAGCCTTCTGGCACACCAGCACCACCAAGGATCAGATTCTTGATCAGGCGGCTAATTGTCTCTGTTTCGGCTGCGCCTAGGGCTGGGGAGACTGCTTGCCATGTTTCGTAGTCGTTGTGGACGCGCACTGTTCCAGCCTTCGGTGCGTAAGAGTGCATCTTCGCCCATTCGCTCACTTGGTCAGCGTCGGCGCTTTTCAGTGTTACATCCCAAATAAACGAGTTCATGAGCGAAGCCCGATCCAGCGCATTGAACATAACTTGGTCGTAGCCGTCAATCCAGTCGGCAAGAGCCAATGAGTCTGGCGTGCCACGAGTTGCACCCACTGGGCGATTGATGAAGTACGCGAAAACCTCACCCTCAAACTCCAAGCCAGCCTTTGTGGAGCGTGACTGAATAATCGGGATCTCCTCAACGCCACCTGCCATGCGCTTGCTGAAGAGTTCAATGGTCTGGTCAACAAATGCGTTCTCTGGGTCTTTTACCACGCCACGCACGCGGTCTGGGTCAATGTAGCCAAGCATGGCCTTGCCGTTCTCGTCGTAGGCTCGCAGGAAGAGTTCGCCGTTGACTGCAAGATCCACCACAAGGTCGCGGTGTCGCAGATTCATCTTCATGGTCGGATCGTTCCAAAATTCGTTGATGATTTCCTGCACATCTTCGTCCACTGCGTTGAAGGTAAGCCCATCGCCCACCACGAAGTCGGCTGTCATTTCAACCAATCGGCGCGCAAGTGGGTTTTGGCGATGCAGGTAGCGTGCCACCGTGCGGGCGCGTTCCTGAGTAACTGGGCTAAGGTCTCGTGTTTCGCCAGTTAGTCGCCTGTAAAGGTGGTCGTCTGTGTCAATGAGTCCAAGGATCGGCTCAGATACGCCCTCACGCAGAACCTTGATTGCCTTGCCTACGCGCTGCCTAAAACTTGCCATCTTTCTCCTAACCACGCGCCAATAGGCGCGGTCTCTGAATGTCGTGGGTAGATCCTACCCTGTGTAAGCCTACTGTGGAGGGAACCGAAGCGGAGCCAGCCACATACAAGCGAGCCAATTCGTTGACTGCACCAGAAATCGCGTCTACTTGGTCGTCGTGTGCGCCCTTTGGGAAAGAGTAGCACTCCGAAACCAAGGGGCTATTCCACAAACCACGCACAAGGTAGACATTCCCTTTGTTTGCTTGGGCTGCGAAAGCACGCGCTCGCACATCCTTAGCCCCTGTCACCCTAGCCCCCTTGAAATCGTACCCATAGAGAACCTTGCGTGCGTAGTGGTCAATTGCCATTACCCCCGATGCTCCGCCTTCCTGCTCCATGCGGATCGCTGTGCCACGCGGGTCTTCTGCGGCGCACTTGGCGATCAATGACTCCACTTTGTCTGGGCGCTCCCGTACTCGCTGCATGTCAGCAATCACCGTGAGACCCGTTTTCATGCTTCTGCCCACAAGCGCCCCTGCTGTGTAGTCGGGGTCTTTGCCCAGTTTTGCCTCTGTAGCAGCCAGATCCCAGTACCGTACCCAGCGATATTCCTCCCAATCAAGGTCGTCCACATACTTGGTCAAGGATTCTGGGTTGAAGAAGTCGCCACTTGGCACGATTGTCCACGAGCCATCCACCAACTGCGCTCGCATCACATCGTCCAATTCGTTCAATGTGCGCATGTATTCGTCTTGGTCTAGGTGTGGGTTGTCAGTAAGTTTGGCGGGAACAAACAAACGAGCCTCGCCAGTCTTATCGCGTGGAACAATCAACTTGCCAGTACGCTCGTCAACCTTTGGAATGAAGCGATTGTATACCCAATCATGCCCAAGCCCACCAGGATTTGACGCGGCACGCATTCTTGGTGTAGCAGCAAAACTTTTAAGTCTGCGCAAACGGCTTGTCACGAACATGTACTGGGTTTCGCTGAACTGGGTCAACTCATCAAAACCGATGTATTGGAACGCAGCACCCTGATAGCGGTATTTGTCGTTTTCGTTCTCAAGGTGACCGAAGACTAGTGTTGCGCCATTTGCCCAGCGAAACTCTCTGCGCTCACCATTCCACTGCACGCCTTCTGCACCAGAAAGCCAACGCCTAGCGCGATCCATGACTGCATCTGGCAGCGAAAGGTCTTTGTAGGTTCGGCGCAGCAGCAGGGCGCTGTAGTTCGGAATGTGGATGTGCTGAAGCGCAGCCATCAACAAAGCGTCGGATTTCCCACCACCAGCAGCCCCGCCATACAAAGCCTCTCTGTTGCCTAGGCTAAGAAAGACCGCCTGTGGCACTTCTGGCTTGTGCGGCACACAATCAGGTAATTTCGGGTTCAGTATCTCCAACAGAGAGGATCGTGCTGTCTGGTCTAGCGACGATACCCAATTGCTCCAATAGTCCAAGGGCGGCTGAGAGTCTTCGCTGCTCTTCTTCTGGGTCTCCAACAGTTTTCACCTCAATAGCCTTGCCATCTACGCCTGAGAACTCAATGCCCTCACGCTTGCGCCACTCATTCGGAAATCTACGCTCCAGAATCCAAGCGGCTGCTTGCCATGATCGCTCATTCTCTGCTGCTGTGGCAACCCTAGACAGAAACCGCATTTCTGCAAATGCTTCTGCTTTTTCTATAGCGTCGGAAAATGCGGGATCTAGCCTC